CACTACCCCAGCACCACCTACCAGAAGTTCATTCTGCCGACCATCCGCCGGGGCTGCACCGGGGATGCAAACCGTACAGCCACGAAGATGCTCCAGCGGCTGCTGGGGCTGACCCCGGACGGAATTTTCGGCGAGGGCACAGAGAACGCTCTGCTGAAAGCGCAGGAGGCTCATGGACTGACGGTGGACGGCATCTGCGGCCCTGCCAGCTGGCAGGCCATTTCCGGGGCTTCAAAGTACCTGTGAAACATCCGATATAACCAACACGACAAAACGGCGCAGGGGTGGCTCTCCGCGCCGCTGATACTTATAGGAGGCAATATCATGGAAGCTATGCTGAACTTCATCCCTGCACCCATCGCCATCGCTCTGATGCTGCTGGGCTTCGTTGCTCTGGCAGTCGGCGGTATCCGGCTGGGCTACAAGGCCACTGTCAAGGATCTGGCTCTGGAACTGGTCAAAAAGGCCGAGCTGTCCATCATGGGCAGCGGTCAGGGCGCCAAAAAGAAGAAGCAGGTGTTCGCTGCTCTCCGCGCCAAGTGCCCGGCGGCTATCCGTTGGGCCATCACCGACGAGGTGCTGGACGCAGTCATCGAACACGCCTTTGATGTTATGACCGCAGCACTGGGCAAAAAGTCTTGACTGCTGCATGAGTGCCGTGTAAAATAGAGGCACTTGAAAAGCTTCGGCTTTTGTAGAGAGCGGCCCGGCATGGTCCACTCTTGATTTTATATTTGGCTACCTCGGTAGCGCGCAAAAATCCCCCTCTGCTTTGTCGAAGCCCTGCGAACCTCGCGGGGTATGTGTAGGCAAAGTGGAGGGGGATTTTTTGTTTATCGGATGGTGCTGTAGAATTCAATCAACTTGGACAGCTTTTCAACGTCCGACTTTTCCATGCCGGAAAGTATCTTGACTGCCTTTTCAGAAAGACCGGTAGTGTCACACGAAATTCTAATATCGGCATCTATCGTGCTTGCATCGGTCAGACCCAACAGATAATCAGCAGTGACACCGAAATATTCCGTGAGTTTCATAATAGAATCTCCTCTTGGAGTCTTGTTTCCGTTTTGCCAATCAGACAAAACGCCAACCGACACATTCAAATCTTTTGCCAGCGAACGCACAGTAATCCCGCTTTCGTCAATAAGCGTTCTCAGCCTCGGAGCAAATTTTTCAATGTTACTCATTTTACTTCGCCTCTTTCCATAAATCTCCGTTGTATACGCGAACCAACACCCAGTCGGACAGCGGTTTGACGTTCCCGGTCCAGTCCCGGAGAGCTTCATCGGTGCCGCAGGCCTCGCAGATGTACACGCCCTTGGCGTGGCGGCTCAGTGCTCCGTGGGTCAGTTTGTCCGGCATCCTCTCGCCGCAGCGGGGGCACAGCGGCCAGCCCTGCTGCTGATCAGCCTGCATCCGGGCAATAATCTTTTCGTCTGTCATCGTTCAAACCCTCCGTTTATACTTTGGATGTTGCGAAAGTTCGTCCACCCGTTCCAGTGCGACACGCTGCCCCGCTGGTGACATTGCCCTGAAATACCGAAGAAGCTGCTGTTCATCGCCGGATAGGCTGTTGTCATCGTACTCTCCCTTTTCCAGCCATTTTGCATCAACACTCAATGCGTCCGAAAATCTTCTGATGGTACCTGGCTTCGGATGTTCTTCGTTTCGCTCATACCTCCCAACCAGAGAACCGGATATTCCCATTTTTTGGCCAAGTTGCTCCATAGACAGGTGTTGCTTCTTTCGTGCTTCTCTCACTCTGGAACCGAAATTTTCACCCATTCCCATTGATGGGAGGAATGTACCAATCGGCATTTCCAACGCCTGTGCTATTTTCTGGAGTGCTTCAATTTTGGGCGTTCTGACCCCTCGCTCGTACTGCTGGACTGTAATAGTTGCCATTTCAACTTTTTTGGCAAGTTCTCCCTGCGTCAGACCTCTAATCTGACGCATCGCCTTGATTTGTTCGCCCATCGACATAATTATGCGCCTCCTTCAATGTCCGGGGACTGCTCTCTCAATAAATTCTTGTACGGCCTGCGAAGTTGTGCGCCTGCCCAATTCCAGTGCTGCTCTGCATACACAGTCAGGCTTTCGGCGTACTTTGCGGCAGAGTGGGCGTCAAAGAACACCTTGCTGCCGACCTCGGCCATCTTGTAGTGATAGGGAGTATTGAAGCCTCCCGGATTCTTCCCGACCAGCTTCACCTCGGTGTACCCACCTTTCAGAAACCCCACAACTGTGGCCTCGCAGACACAGTATTCATTCAATGGCGCCGCGCGCTCTGGAACGTAGTAGAGGTGTTCACATACATGGAACATCGTGTCGCCGATTTCCGGCTTTCTTTCCACACGCATTTTGCGCTCCTCCCTTACTTCATGTTCTGGCGTTCCCAAGCGACCAAGCGGCAAAATTCCTCGCGGGACATGGATTCCGGCTTGCTGGTCTTGATGTAGTCCTGCTGGCCGAAGATCTCCAGCTGGTCGATGTCGTCAGGCGACTGGGTGATAATCTTTGCCGGCCAATCGCCCACGCCAGGGACTTCAATGCGGCGCAGATACAGGTTGCTGTCAAAGTACCAATCACTCTTGATGTACCGCTCTTCGGCATCGGTTCCCTCGATGGCCTCAATGTACTTGCCGAGCGCACCGAAGACTTCCAGTCTGGTTGGCGCTTTGTCGAAGTCGGTCACATCAAAGAGTTTGATATAGGAGATTCGGCCGCGTTCAACGGCAAGCTCCTCGATGGTGCCGGAGTATTTGTAAAGTTTCATTGTCATATCCTCCAAATGCCCGTATAGCCAGATAGCACAGCTTTCAAAATCACTTGCTCTGGGTGCTTGCCACGATTCCGCCAAGGCACAGCCAGTGGCGGCCATCGGCGTTGCGTTTCCATTCGCCGCCGAGCGTTTCAAATGCGGCAATCATGCCGTAGTAGCTGATCTCCGGCTCGGTAGGCAGCCTCTCTCCGTCATCGTTGTACTCGGCACGGCCGGCAGCAATGTCCATCTCGGCATCAGACCGGGCGTATGCCCACTGGTTATCCAGCCTTTCGGCCAGACGCTGGAGGGAAGCGCGAATATCGGAAATTTTCATGGTCTACTCCTTTACCATTCATAGGAGCCGCGCCGCTGGCTGGCTTCCATGCGTTCCTTTTCAATCATGGCGGCGATCCGGGACTTCTCTTTGATGCTGAGGCCCCAAGCCTTTTCACAGGGGATGGCAACAATGAAGCCGTCCTCATGGATGCCGTACTCATTGAAATCTTCATCAACGTACCGTTTGCAGTTGTGCGGTCGGTCGTTGAAGTCGTATTCTACCTCATCAGGAATGCGGGTCAGCTTGCCCCTGATGGGGAAGTTGTTCAGCTTTGCAAATTCTCGGATGGTCATGGTGCTTCTCCTCACTCAATCGCTTCTTCAATGCTGCTGGTGGCATCTTCCAGACTGCTTACTGCATCGGACAGGCTTTCGCAGATTTCTTCGATATGCTCGTACCGTTCGCCGCTCTGGAAGTTTTCTGGGATGTTGTCCCGGCATTCTTCTTCCTCAGTCTGGATTTCCTCAAGCTGACTCTGGAGGGTCTCAAGCTGATCAATGATGGCCTGCAGGGCCTTTCTGCGCTCTTTGTTCATATATATTCTCCTTGATTTTTCATCGGTGGGTGGTTATAATTAAAAAGCGAGGGCGGCGGCTCCTACCCGCCGCCCTGCTCTTACGGATTACTTGTTATCCGTGGGGGTCTCGTTGCTCTGAATGATTCTGTTGGGTTTAATCGTGATCGTTATCCGCTCTGCAAGATCGGGATGTTCGACCAAGATTTCCAGCAGCTCTTTCAGAGCTTTTGTTTTTTCATCCATCGGTCTGTTCTCCTTTCCGGTGAGCTTTCCGCTCCTCCTGACACCTATATTATACAGGATTTCCTTTATAATGTCAAGGCTTTTCTTAAAGAAAAACCTATATTTTTGAAAATATTTCTTGACAAAATACAGGAAATCATTTATACTTGCGGTGAGGTGATGAGCATGGATTTCCCAACGAAAATCAAAATGGCTGAAGCTGTTGCCAAAGTAAAAGAAGCTGAACTTGCCCGGCGGATGGACACCACCCCGCAGGCATTCAACCAGCGAATGAAAACAGGAAAGTTCAAGTATGAAGAACTGGAGCAGATGGCGCAGGCCATGGGCGCAGAACTTGTTGTGAACTTCCGCTTCCCGGATGGAACAGAGGTATGATAAAAGCCGCCAGTGTTTTTGAAGCGCTGGCGGCTTTCTTTATGCCGTGGGTAAGGACTTTACCTGAGAAGCACCAAAGAATGATGCCCGGTAGGTCTGGCCGTCACCCTTGCTGCTGTGGATAAGCACAGCCTGAAACAGGGCCTTTGCGCCATGCTCCACCATGTACCCGGCGGCTTTCCAGCCTGCCCAAGTGTTCACCGGCTCGGCTACCCCGGCGGCCTGCTGGGCTTCCTCGATGCGCTGGGCGTTGATCGGCTCGGCCTTTGCACTGTTCCATGCCCGGTGCAGGCACTCGGAAAAGGCGGCAACGCCCTTTCGATACAGCTTCCATGCCTTGCGCATGATGGCGGACAGATCAAACTTTTTCATAATGCCCTCTCTTTCTTTGGCTGAAAAGATAAAATAAAAAGCAGCAGGGGAGTGGGTTACTGACTTAGCATGCGCTCACGACTTACTGCGCTCCCGGCTCTTACTTCGCCCCTTGCCTTCCGGTCGTACTCCCTTGCTGTGATTATAGTATCTTCCTTTTTGCCTTGAAAGACAACAGCGAAACCGATATTTTATCAAGAAAATAGATGATAAAATAAACAAATATATTTATATAAAAAGCCCGGATTGTGTATCCGGGCAGGGGAGAACAACTTACTTCTTTCGGGCCTTGTTTACGGTTTTCGGGATCCGGCGCACCTCCGTGACTCGAAGCTCCTCGTTGGGTTCACGGACAATCAACTCATCAATGCTACAATCCAGAGCTTCACAAATCAAATCCAGATCGTCAAGACTGATTCTTTCTGCAAAGTCGTGATACAGTTCATTGATGGTTTGAGCGCGGATGCCGGTTGCGCGGGCAAGTTCCGTTTGCGTCATGCGCCTTTCGCCGAGACGCGTTGACAGTAAAATCCTAATCAT